ACCAGCAGCACCACCTATGATAGCACCTGCTGTATTAAATGGTTTCTCTTCTGTTTCCCATTGAACTACAGTAGTAATCTTACCTATCGGATGTGCTACACCTGTCTCATCTATTACTACTTTACATTCTTCCCACAATTCCTTTTCTTCTTCCTGACCAACAAGGCAAAGTGGGTCTTTTGCACCTTGTTGAAGTGACTTATGAGTAACCCTAGAACCTGGTCTTATACTAGATGCTAGGGTTGCAGTTGGTAATAACATTGATGCTGCTATCAATGCTGTTAATAGTTTATTCATTTCTTTGTTGTGTTACTTCGTGTTCTGTTTATAATAGAGATAAACTTATCTCCAGCAAATGTGCCTCCAAGACACACATCAATCTCATCACCATCTTTCCAATTAACTTCACCATTCATTTTGGTATGTTGCATTAATACTGCAATCTTCTTAATTACATCTTCAGTTAGTCTCATGTTGCCCTCCATTGTACATAAAATATAAATCCCAATCCTAATAACATCATAAATGTAATTGGAAAAAATGGTATGACTGTAACTGCATGAAGGACTTGTAGTATTACAATACCAAAGAAAATCCACATTAAAGTCATTCCAAATTTATTATGAAATGAACCCTTCTTATAATATTCAGGGCCAGAAGGTATGTAATCATCATCTTCTGGATTTTTATGAAGTCTAATCATAATCCACCATCATTTTTGGACTTTTTAAAGTACGAACAGGAGCCTTATCTTCAATTAAATCCTGTAATGTAAATAAACTTATAAGTTCTAAATTTGCCTCTTTCATATTATCATCTGCCTCACCATCCTCTTGCCTATCAACAATAGAAATAACACGATTAACCACATAACCAGCATCACGCAATCTTTCTACTGCTATAATAGAAGATCCACCTGTAGTAATTACATCCTCAAGAACTGCAACTTCAGATCCTTCAGGCAATTTTGGCCCCTCTATGTAAGCATTAGTTCCATACCCCTTTGCTTGTTTACGAACAATTAAAGATGCAAGTTTAATCTTATTATTACCTAGAGCATATCCCATCATAGCAACACCAGTAACCAATGGATCAGCACCTAAAGTGAGACCACCTACTGCTTTAACACTAGGAGTAATATGTTCCAATATCATTGGACATATTTTACATAAAGATTCACCATTTAAAGTAATCGACTTGCAATTAACATAGTGTTGTGTTTTCCTACCAGAAGAAAGAGTAAAATCACCCTTCTTATAACACTTATCCTTTAAAAGATGTAGCACCTCAGACCTATAATCCCAAGTATCTACAAGATATTCTAATACCATTTTATTATATTACTATGTTAGCAAAAATAACTTCAGCACCAGGATTTCTTGCAATAGCAATATCCTCTGCTTGAAACACATCATCAGTAAAAACAGTTTCAACAAACTGTCTTCCGTTTAAAATGAGTTTAACTTCGACACGAGGGCCAGAACTGAATAATCCAAACATAGAAGTTTTCCTTTAGTTGTACTAATTATACAAGATCTAATATGTTTATGCTAGGTTCTTGTGACACTTCTTCAACTGGATGATATTCTGCAACTCTCTTCTGAATCAAGTTACCATAATCTTCATGCAGTTCACATCCAATGTAATCTCTACCTAGCGATTTTGCCACCGCAGCAGTAGTTCCTGATCCCATGAATGGATCTAATACAATATCCCCTTTCTCGCTCCCTGCCTTGATACAGGGTTCAATTAGATCGGGTGGATATGTTGCAAAGTGTGCCCCCTTGTACGGTTTCTTAGTTACACTCCATACTGATCTCTTATTTTTCTTCTCATAACTCTTAGTTAATCCTGAGTGTGGAGTTTGTCCATACTCATTTGTACTTGTGTACTTACCTTTACTTCTATCTCTGGTTCCCCAATCTTTTGCTGGTTCCTTTATTGCTTCATTATCATAAAAATACTTCTTATTCTTACTAAACAAAAAGATATATTCATGTGCTTTAGTACACCTATCCTTTACACTCTCAGGCATTGGATTAGGTTTATGCCATATAATATCCTGCCTCAAATGCCATCCATCTGCTCGCATTGCGAAAGCGAACATCCAAGGGATTCCGATGAGGTCTTTTTCTTTGAGTCCTCCGATTCTATTCGCTCTACGAGGACACACATCTGGTAGGTCTTGTTTAGTATGCGAGACTGTTTGTTTTGCCAATCCTTGTCCCCTTCCAGGTCGGTAATTATAGTAACTATCGCCAAGATTAACCCAACAAGTTCCATCATCTGTGAGCACATTTTTTACCTCCCTGAATACTTTTACTAGCTCATCAATAAATTCTTCTGGAGTCTGCTCCAGACCTATTTGTGAATCTTCACCACCATAGTCTCTTAGACCATAGTAAGGTGGGGATGTAACACACATCCTTGCTTTCTCATCAAACTCTTTAAGAGTCTCACGACAATCTCCAAATAAAATAGTATCTCTCATAATGTTATTCTACCCCATCAATCCAACATTTAAAAGAATTTAGATGCCATTGTGAATAAAAGTAATATTTCGCCTCTTCACCACCATTAACAATTAAACATCCATCGTGCCAATCATATTTCTTTGCTGCCTTATATACATTCTCAAAATATCTATCCATTTTAAATGGAATAGACTTTGCATATTCCCAAAAAGGAGTATCAAACTTAGAACCATTCTGATAATGCCATAGTACAAATGTTTCAACCTGTTGCATTGCACCATGAATATGGTCATTCATATATTCTTTATCTGCTCTTGTAGGTAATAAGGGTTTATGACTATGTCCATGAACACTTATACCTTGAATATTATCCACTTGATTAATATAATCCCAAGCAACTTGACATACTTTCTGATAAAATGCAGTAGATGTAGCTTCTAATGGTTCTAAAAATGCACATCTATTACCATTAAGAATAGTTCTATCACCAACACAAACATCTTTTGCAATGTAATTACCAAATTTTAAATTAGAACCATCAGTTTCAGGAAGATCAAATCTCTCTAAGAAATCTGCTCTTGCTACCTGTGTTGATGTTATTGTATCATTATACAAATAACCATAGGATACACTATCCTGATTAGGAATAACAAATGCCCATCCATTAGGAGTAGCAACAGTTCTTGTATAATGTAAATCAGGATCTCTACCTTCCTTTCTATAAAGAAGTGCAGAGTTTAAAGGATTCTTTAATGGTAGATATTCAGTTTCACCACTCTTATCTTTACCTCTACAATCAATAATCCAATCAGCATCTACTTCACTTTCAGGATCATTAATAGTTTTCTCAATAACATTAAAAACACCTGATTCTAATACTGCCTTAGATAATAAACTTGGAACATAGTGCATAGACATTGCATCTTTAGTAAATGGATGAAATATCTTATCATTCTTCTTACCCCAATTCTCATATAAAACACCACTTTTGAATGTTGCACCAATATTATTATTGTACCAATTAGTTCCTAGAATTGACTCAAAATACAGTAAAGGTGCTAATGTTGTACCTTGTCCAACCTTTTCCATTGGATGCTCAACAGGACTATGATATATGTCTATCTCAATTCCATGAGCTCTACCATAATGCTGAAAATGTAATGCAGATATACACCCTGCATTACCAGCACCAAGAATTGCTATCTTCATTTACTATTCCAATCCTCCAAAAGTTTTGAACTACTATTCATCTTATTATCACCACCAACACCAAATTCAAATATAACTCTAGGATCATCTTTATATTTAATATATTCTGGAGTATTCATTCTACCACGATCTCCTCCATTTGCAAAGACCACTTCATCATATACTTCTAATGCCATCTTGATTGCATCACAAGCACTATCATCTTTATCACTAAACTCAATAACAACATCAGGAGTCTTTAACTCTTTAAGAACTGACATTCTCTCATCTATATTCATAAAAGGTTTTCCCTTTTTTCTTCTTAACCAATCATCAGAATTTACAGCAACACATAATGTATCACCAAATTCCTTTGCTGCCTTGAAGTAAGCAATATGCCCACTATGTAATGGATCAAACCCACCAGTAACTAATACAACTTTACTCATATTGATCTAATGAATTGTAAATCATAATCTTCAGATTCCTCAAAGTAATCTCTTGATTCATTGAGTTGATTATAACCAGTTAAAAAGAAATCTTCTGGTTCAGGATCAGCTGATGCTGTATATACTGCTCCAGTATCCTTAAAATTATATAATTTATCTGAGGATATACAACATGCCTTACCACTCTTTACATCAGAAACTATAAAGTAATCAGCAAGTTTATCCTCATATTCTTTTGCTGCTCTCCTATTTTTAATTATTAAACCTCTAATCGCTGTACCTGATTTGTTCTTAAACTGTGTTACCTTTGATTCATAAGATACCTTATCTTTAGTAAGTAAATCAATACCAGGTAAATTTACTCTTTCAAGTAAACCATTACTATATTCAGCAAGTGCCTTTTCAACCATTTCACCTGCTTTTGGAAATCTTAAGTTGTTATCAGTATAACCTCTAATTGCATATAGAAGTTTGGATAATCTATCCAACTGAAAGGTTTTAAAATCAATCATCGTTTAATAACAGAAATTGCAGGTTCACCCTTATTGAATACAGTATCAACTACTGCTTCAACCTTTCTTGCGGTGCTAATCCCAACATTATTATACACAGGAATACATACCTTTCCGTGAGTCTTATGACACTTTCCTAATCGGATCACTCTACCAATCGTTTGACTGATGCTAATATAATCCATATTCCTCATAAACAATGCTGCCTCAAGACCTGCAACATTAATACCTTCTGAAAGGATGCTGTGATGGAGTACAATAAACCTTGTATCATCTCTACCCCATTGGTTCAATGTATTAAAAAACTCCTCTCTACCCACCTTTTTACCATTGATTATAGCACCTGTTTTAGCAGTGATATACATCCAATTATATCCATTCTCCTTTAACTTATAGCAAAAATCAGTTTGAGATACTAAACTAATAATCTGCTTAGTAGATTTGGCACATATAAGAACCTTATCCACACTCAAGTTATCAATAGCACTGAGAATATTCTCTGATTCAGTTTCAGCATATATCTCATCTTTTTGAAGCAATCTGGTTTTATATACCTCAACTTTAGGTGGAAGGATATAACCTTCATTAACCAACTTAGGTGCTGGTACATTCATAATTACATCACCATATACTTCCTTATAATTCATTCCAACTTTCTTAACAGCAGAGCTATGCTTAGGAGTAGCAGTAAAGAAATAGCACCTGTTAGCACCCACAGTTGCAAAATGTTCCACAGCAGGGAAAAAGTTTCTATTAACACTGTTATGTGCCTCATCAAAGTAAATGGTATCTACATCAACTGTAGATCTTTTAACCTTATCAAGTGAATGATAGGTAGTAAATATAATCTTATTTCCTTTTGTTCTTCTATACCACCAATAAATATCCCAAACATTTGTTGAAGAATAGTGGGATGTTTCCCCACTATGGACGTGCATCACAGATACATCATCAATCAGTTCCAAAAACTCAGAAGATAATTGCTCTGCCAATAAGATACGAGGAGCAACTACAACAATAGTACCCCCTTTCTTAGCATCTTCTATCATACACATGGTTTTACCACCACCTGTAGGAACAAGGATTTGCCCCTTAGAATGGTTTGCCATAGCATCCAGAGCATCAATTTGGTGTGGACGTAATGGCATCACTAAAATATAATATGGATATATTATAGCATTAAAAAACCCCCTTTCGGGGTTTATGTGCCAGTTCGCCCATTGGTTCTTAAAGAATTATAAAGCTTCCCGTACAACCATACCAAAGGTATGTATAAATTCCAGAATTTTAACCCAGTTTACAAAGTGGACTAGGTACGGTCACACTTCCTATCAAATCCATTATAGTAGTCCCATAATTAATTAATCCAATGACTAATGGACTAGTCGCTGCTATACAAGAACAGGTTGATCCATTCTTTAAAGAGCAAGAAGAAGTTCCTAAAAAAACAAATACAATTTACGTTCATCAATTTCCATCAATAGTGAGATTGTATGATCTTGGTGACCCAGATTATACTAAATTTGGTTTACCTTTGTATGTTGGTGAAACCTTAACTGAAAGAACGATAGGAAATAATTTAATTAGATTCACTGATGGAGATTATTCTAAATGTCCAGAAGCTGTTAATCTACTTGCTAAATGGGAAGTACATCCTGATCTTAGTGATTATGATGTTCGGGAAGAAATGAGAAAAATTGGATGGAGTAAAACAAATCCTTTTGGTGGTTCACCAGAACTAAGAGTAAATCCTTTAGAGACTAATTGGTCTCAAGCAGTTCATAATATTGGTGAACTGGTAAAGAGAATGGATAATTATTATAGAACCTATCAAAAAGATACAGGATTCTCTCCATTAGTTACTAAGAAGAACTCAAAGAAAAGAAAAGATGATATGCACAGAATCCCTGATCGTCAAGTAATATTTGATCTATGTGAAAGGTTGAAAGATTTACCAAAAGATGCTAGAATATACATTCCACAAGATGCTCATGGACACTTTTGCAATTATTTGATAACCAAAATGGGATTCACCAATCTCTTTACGGATCAAGCATACAAATATTTTGCTAGAGATGAGTTTATTGATAATCCAGAATATATAACTCGTATCACCCAAAATCAATTCAAAGGAAAGAAAATGAAATTTGACGTAATCATTGGTAATCCTCCTTATGGTGCAGGTGGTAAACTAGCAGTTAGTTTCTTGAATAAATCAGGAGAAAAAGTAGATGAGAATGGACAGATCCTCTTAGTTTTACCAAGATCACTTAAAGGTGATGCCAATATGAATTTGGTAAATCTCGATCTACATTGCAAATCTAGTGAAGATGTTGATCCTAAATGTTTTCCTACTGGAATTGATGCGTGTATTCAAGAGTGGGAAGTAAGAAATTATAATAGAAAATTAATTCCAGTGCATAGAACACATCCTGATTTCCAATTCTTAAAATATGAAGACAGATTTGACGCAGATGTTTTTATTGGAGAATTTGGTGATGGCCCATCTGGTAAAGTTTTAACTAAAGATTTTACTCATTATGCAAAAGGACATAATTTTATTAAAGCAAAACCAGAGATTGTAGAGAGATTGGTAAATCTCGAACCAACTTTACGAAAAGTTGCTAAAGCAGATACTAATGGTAGAGGTCACTGTGGCAAGAATAAAATAATCAAAGCATATATGGAGGCATATGATAAAGTTTGAACATTACATCTATACTAACAACAATGCTTTACCAGAAGATCTATGTAAAGAAATTATTGATAGATTTGAAAAGGATGATAGAAAACAAGCAGGTCATATACTAAGAAGAGGTCAATTAGTTGTTGATAAAACTCTAAAAGATTCTGAAGATCTTTTTATTAGTCCCTTTAAAGAATGGAAAGATATTGATAACATACTTTCAAAAAATGTTTCAGAAAATATACAAAACTATCTCGATCATTGTTATAAAGGTTTTAATCAACTAGATCCAGTACCAACTCCATTTGGAAGTTGTAAGTTTGAAGATGCTGGTTATAATGTAAAAAGTTACGAACCAGGTGGATATTTTAATTGGCATAATGATAATACCCAAGAAGATTATCCTAGAATGTTTGCTATGCTATACTATCTAAATGATTTAACAAATGATGGCGGTGGTCAAACAGAATTTGCAAATGGAACATCAGTTACTCCAACTGTGGGAAAGCTAGTTATGTTTCCTGCCGTATGGAATTTCATACATCGTGGATGTCCACCCCTCAAATCTAAAAAATATATTATCTCCACTTACATACACTAATGGCAAAGAATAAACACAATCAAGAAACAGGATCTAGTATAGAAAGATCTGATGAAAGAATAGCAGAAACTCAAGAAGTCTTTACACCTCCTGAGATCTGTAGAGAAATGATAGAAAGAATACCATTAGAAACTAGAAAGAACCCAGAGTCAAAGTTTTTAGATAACTCTGCTGGTTCTGGTAACTTTCTAGTTGAGTTAAGAGATGAATTAATTAAGTATCATAATCTCGATCACGTACTAGATAATATGATTTATTGTGTAGAATTAATGGAAGATAATCATAAAGAAATATGTGAACGTCTAGACGTACCAATAGATCACCCACATTATGTTTGTGCAGATGCTTTAGAATATGATTATAGTTTTGGTGAACCTATTGGAGTTGAATTATTCTTTACTTAATAGTACAGCTTTTACTATTTGTACCACCAGGACCAGTTGCATTTACAGTATAAGTTGTTGTTCTTTCTGGAGTCATTTGTGTAGTACCAGAAGAACTAGCAGGTAAAGAGAATGTTGGATCATTAGGATTAGAAGATCCATATATTCTACTAACTTGACCACTAACATCCCAAGTCATAGCAGCAGCTCCATAAGGTACATCTAAAGTTGGATGCCATAACTCAAAAGTTTGGTTAGCATCAGTACCATGACTATCATATAATATAATCTTCTTAGTACTATTTGATAATTGAGATGGATTTGGATAAGGAGTGCCATTAGAAGCATTTAAACCAGTCCATGTAATAGGATATTCCCCTTCAGGTAAAGAAATAACATCACTCATAAACACACCATCTTCTTGTATTTTCCTGAAATCTAATGAACAACAAGTCCAGTCTCTCTCAGAAAGTTCATCTGATTCATCAGTATCACCAGGACCTTGTAACCAGAAAGCAACACCACCTGGATTATAATACCAATTAGTATTAGCACCTGGTGCTGGTTCTTGTCCTGGAGGGAAGGAAGAGTTTGTTACGGTTACAGTTAAATCATATTGTCCTGCAGCCAACGTAAAGTTTGGTACTCTTATAAAATCTGAAGTAGGATTACTAAAGGTTGCTACTTCACCTAAAGGAAATCCTCCAGGGAAAGTAGGTCCCTTTATAGAGAATTTTGCATTATTATCTGCCTGTGCTTTAAATGTATAGGCATTAGTACCACCAGAAACATTAAATCTATAAACTGCGGTTTGAGGTTCATTTGGTAAACAATCAGTTGGGGTTCCTCCATTTGTAGATGCAGGGAATACTGCATATTCTCTCATAAACGGAGACCAAGCAACATCCATAGCATATGATATTGGATTATCATAAGATCTACCCCAGTATGCTCTACCAGCAGCAAAAGTTTGAGAAAATCCACCAAATGACATACTATCCAACGCATATCCTTTATCAGCTTTATCAGTCCAACTATGTTTCATCCTGAAGAGGCAATTACCTGGACCACTAACCATTAAATGACTAACAGGATTTTCCTTAAATCTTACATAGTAAGGAGCACCGATTGTTACTGTAGGAGCATCAGGATTTGGTGCTGGTGTAGAACCTGCACCATCACAAGGTCCATCATATCTTCCTTTTATTGAACTACTACTAATATTACCACCAAGTACAAATGGAGATCCACAAATAGCTACACCAGCTTTACCACCATCACCATCTATACCAGTAGTTGATTGTCCTGGTTGACCATAATCACCACCATCTCCACCTCTACCACCATCAGTAGAACAAAGTCCAGTATCTACTCTAAGTTCAGCACCAGGTAAACAAGTTGGGCAACCACCTTCAGTACCATCTTCTCCAGCTTTTGCATTTTGAGGTCCACCACCAACCCATTGTGTATATCCATATCCAGCACCCCATCCACCCATTCCACCTTTACCTTGGATTGGATTCTCAGAATCAACTGAATTTAAACAAGTTCCAGTTTGCCAATTTGCCTTACAAACAGTGGTACACCAAGTTCCAAACCAACTATCAATACAATCAGGACCATACCTACAACATCCACCACTTGCTTGTGCTATTAAAGTATCTCCACCATCACAACCTGGAGTTGAACCACAAGCTGGATTAGCAGCATATTCTTTATCACATATACCTTTCATCTCATCCAATCCACCAGGATGGATATATCCCATTGCACCCTGTTCTCCACCACCTCCACCACCATAAATCTTGGCATTATTACCAACATATACTTGAGTAACATTTCCTGTATGAAGTATCTTTAACGCAGTACCACCATCTTTACCTGGATCACTCTTAGTTTTATCTGATTGAGTAGCATAATTAAATATTGCTTCTCTACCAGCAGATCCATAAATCGTACCATCAACTTGAATCCTAAAATTATTTGCAGGTATAGGATTACTTGGAGTTAATCTAGCAGCAGGGACTTTATCATTACCTACTCCACCACCACCTGTTACTCCATTATTACCAGTATCACCACTTCCACTCATCATATCCAGAAATGTAATTTTCTGAACATTTCTTGTTATATTTCCATATGAATTATTAGTACTATCTACTCCACTTGTTCCACCATTTGACCAATCAATACCATTACCACCAGTAAATCTACCCATACTTAATTCTGTGGCATTAGATCTCTGATCTGCATAATATCTCTTAATTGAACCTCTCATTTGAGATGCTTTCCAATTAAATTCAGTCGTGGCTGCTATCTGTTCATTCTCAGTAGAATTTGGAACAATAGGATCTAATTCATTAACATTAATGTTTCTTTTCATCTCTGATGCAGAAACAGGGACTGCATTATTAACAGGATATATTTCTTTGAAATATTGTCTCATCTTGCTCCATTTAATAGGAACACTACCTGTAAAATAAGGACCTGCTTTCTGAACATCAAAATATGGTCCACTCTGATGTTGTGTAAGAGGACCACCATTAGATACTTTATTACTATTACCTGGATTAGTACTACCACTCGATGATTGTACTATAAGTTTTCCACTCATTGCAGCATGATTACCACACTGATAATAATAAGTTCCTGTTGATCCTGCTGGAGCAATCCAAGTAACTGTTTGTGTTTCAGATCCTTGACCAGTAACACCTGCTATTTGATTAGCAGTTCCAGTAACACGATCAGTTTTAATATAAAATGGATGCCCTGAAGCATTTACTAAAAAATTAACTCTATCTCCTTCCCTAATAGTTACATCTACATCATTACCATTTACTGAACCATTTCTATCTGTTCCTGAAAGATTATACCCAGTATTACTTGGTGCTGTTACATCAATATTATATCCTGGTAATGGTGCAACACTTAATACTGTAATGGTTCCACCCATCGCAGCGTGATTACCACACTGATAATAATAAGTTCCTGCTTCTCCAGCCGCTGGTGTCCAAGTAACTGTTCCATCCGTTGCTCCATTATTAGTTACACCAGTAACTAAATCTCCACTTCCTGTTGTCTCTGTTGTTTTAATGTAGAAAGGATGACCTGTTGCATCTACATGAAAATTAATTCTCTCACCTTCTTTAATTCTTACTTCTGGATTACTTGGCATTATTCCTAGATAGTTCCGTCTGTATCATTTCCTATTAATATATATTCATTATTGTTAGGTGCTGTTACGTCAACATTAAATCCTGGTTGAGATGTATCCTTAACAGTAACTCCAAGAGTATTACCAACTTGATTATTTCTAGCAGAATCACTATATAATTTTATTTGAATAATTTCTGAACCCTCTTGAGCCATATCTTTTGCAAGAGCATGAGAGAAACTAAATGTATTAGAAATAATAGTACCTTGTCCTTCAATAGACCCAGATGTTAAATCACTTGAATTAATACCTTCTAATTTCCACCAAAGATCAGTAGAATCTACAACATTAGTTGTTGTTACTGTTGTTGTAAATGTATCACCTTCCCTAATAACAGATGATGGTGTTGATAAAACATAAACTGGATTAGAAGTTGTTGATGTATCAAATATTGTAATTATTGATGTATTTGCTACATTATTAGTATAACCAGAATCTGTATATAATTTAATTGCAATTTTCTCTGTTCCTTCTGTTGTAGCATCCTCCGCAACAGTATGAGAGAAAGCAAAACCACCACTAGAAATACTTCCAGATCCTTCAATTGCACCTGATGAAAAATCACCAGCATTTATAGTTCCAGTATGCTCATCTATTATCCAATATAAAGTAACTCCATCATTAACATTAGTTGTTGTTACTGTTGTTGTAAATGATTGCCCCTCATTCAACTGAGTTACACTTGGAGATATACTATAGGTTGGTGCTTGAGATGTTGATGTATCATTAATAGTAATGCTAAGTGTATTACCAACCTGAGTTGTTCTTGCAGAATCAGTAAACAATTTAACTAGCAGAGTTTCTGATCCTTCTGTAGTAATATCATTTCTAAGAGTAGTACCAAATGCCTTAGAACCAGTAGCATCAGTAACGATATTACTTTCTAAAGTTCCTTCATTAAAATCAGCAGCAGTTATATTTGTACCACTAAATTGCCAATATAAAGTTGTATTTGATGCAACATTAGTAGTTGTTACTGTAATAGCAAGGAATTGTCCTTCATTAACTGGATCTAAATTTGAAGAAAGTGAATATGTAGGAGTAGCAGAATCAGTTGAAGTATCATTAATTGTAATTACTGCTGAAGTTGCTACAATATTACTAAAACCAGCATCAGTAGCTAATACAATCGCAAACTTTTCTTCTCCTTCTGTTGTTGTATCAGCAGCAACAGTATGTTGGAAAGTAAATTGACTACTTGATGTCGTACCAGCACCATTCCAAGCACCTGAAGAAAAATCAGCAGCACTTACAGATCCAGTATGCTGATCTAATTGCCAATATAAAGTAGTTCCATCAGCAACATTACTTGTAGTAACTGTAGTTGTAAGAGTTTCTCCTTCATTTATTGAAGTTTTGGATGGAGATATAACATAAGTAGGTGTTGAAGGAGTTTGAGATGTATCATTAATAGTAACACTAACCTCAGCAACCTTAACTGTTCTTGCAGAATCTACATATAATGCAACTTCAAGGGTTTCTGTTCCTTCAGTTGTTGCATCACTAGCAAGAGTATGAGTAAAGTTAAATGTATTATTAGAGATAGATCCAGATCCAGTTAATGCTCCTGTAGAAAAATCATTACCATCAATATTAGTACCTTCTAATCCCCAATATAGAGTAGTTCCATTAGCAACATTAGTTGTTGTTACTGTTGTTGTGAATGAAGAACCTTCATTTACAGATGTTGGATTAGAACTTATACTATATGTTGCTTGAGGTACAGAAGTATCATTAACAATAATACTAAGTGTATTACCAACCTGAGATGTTCTTCCAGAATCAGTATATAATCTAACAGCAATAGTTTCACTTCCTTCAACTGTTACATCATTATCAAGAGTATGACTGAAATTAAAAGTTCCTTGTGCATTAACAGTTCCAGATCCAGTTAATGATCCTGAAGAGAAATCAGAAGATGTTATACCAGTTCCTGATAGTTCCCAATATAAAGTAGTTCCACTAGAAACATTAGTAGTTGTTACTGTTGTAGTAACAGTAGAACCTTCATTTATAGTTGTACTACTTGCAGAAAGATTATAAGTTTTAGATTGGGAAGTATCAGTAATTGTGATTGTAGATGTATTTGCTACATTATTAGTATGACCAGAATCAGTATATAATTTAATTGCAAATTTTTCTTCACCCTCAGTTGAATTATCAGCAACAATGGTGTTAGTAAAGCTAGCTGAACCATTATTAATTGATACAGATCCACTCATTCCGTTAGAAAAATCAGATGTGTTTATTGCTCCTGTATGTTGATCTATTAACCAATAAAGAGTAGTTCCATTAGAAACATTTTGCGTTGTTACACTTGTTGTAAGAGTATCTCCTTCATTCAGAGTAGTATTTGAAGGAGTAATAGTATAGGTAGGTGTAGTAGGAGCTGTTGATGTATCTTGAATAACTACAGAATTATTACTAGCAACCTCATTTGTTCTACCAGAATCAGTATATAATTTAAAATTTATTCTCTCATTACCTTCTGTGACTAAATCTTCTCTAATAGTTTTAGTAACAGCAGCACTATTATTATTAATTGTTACACTACCAGTTAAAGAAGAAGGAGTAAAATCGGTAGAGGACATAACACTTCCAGTTATTTCCCAATATAAAGTAGTACCATTAGCAACACCTGATGTTCCAATACCATATGAAAAAGTTTCCCCTTCATTTGGAGTAGTTTTTGTAGGAGATATTGCATATGATGCAGAAATAGATGTATCATTAATTTGAATAGAAGTACTAGCAACCTGTACTTGCCTTGAACTATCTGTAAATAATTTTACATTAAGAGTTTGTGGTCCTTCTGTAGTTAAATCGTTAGCAAGAGTATGACTAAACTGGAATGATCCTTGACTATTAACAGATCCAGATCCAGTTAATGATCCTGATGAGAAATCAGAACTATTAATTCCTGTTCCATCTAATCTCCAATATAAAGTAGTACCACTATCAACGTCTGTAGTAGTAATAGTAGTAATAAGAGTACCACCTTCATTAACACTAGTACTAGGAGAAAGATTTATAACATAAGTTGGATTAGAGGGTTGTTCAGGTAATCCTACACTATCATCAACATTTAAGTAGTAATATACTTCACCTTGAGATCCGATTACAAAATTACCATTTACAGTACTTATTTCAAGAGCAGTCCAAGATGATCCATTATTATCGCTTACTTGAATAACTTGATCATTACTACCTTCTTTAATTTTAAATTTATAACCTGCTATTGTTGTATTAGCAAAACTACCATACGAATATGCTGTATCTGTTGTAATTTGCATCAAATAATACCCATTACCAATTCTTAATTCAACAGGATTTCCAGCGTCAGAACCTGTAAATTCTCTAATTCCAATAATCTTAACTTTAGCAGAACCAGAAGTAACACTAAACCTTTCATTTAAATTTGGTCTAGATGGAGATAATCCACTAGTTGCTTCATAAACTGGATTAGGTGTTGTTTTTGAACCAGAAATCTCTCTAATTATTCTAACATCAGTTTCATTTGTAGTATAATCAGCTGACCATTTCAAAGAGTCTGGATTTGATCCAGGTTCATATCCTAGATAAAAAGTACTACTAGTTTCTGGAGAAATTTGTTGTTTTAAATATGTTTTTAATTGAGTACAAGACCAACCTCTATTCTGCTGCATAGCACAAGCCAGTAATCCAGCAGTTACAGGACAAGCAGAGGAAGTTCCACTAAATTGAGTGTCACAAAAACGATTATTGCCTGTGACTGTTTCACCTCTAACTATCTCCATCCAGTGTGGTCCATTACCTCCAGTAGAGGGGTTTTTTGTATCAGTAGCAAAATTAACTGCAATAGTTGCAGCTAGTGTACCATCAGCAGGAGCATAAAAATCTATATGATTTCCTCTATTACTATAATCCTCACTGTCCACCATCGATTCAATATTAGCCATCCCACATTCTGCAAATTTTAAATCATTATTTCCAGCAGCACTAAGAACTTTTCTTCCAGCACTGCCTCTAGCTAAAGTCTCAATATTATCGTTTTGATATTTACTTGTTGTACCAGTTCCTTTATCCTTAAAAATCGTGTCAGATGTTAATGACCATCTACTTTTTAATTCATTATCAATAGCACCAATAGAAAATAAATCATAACCAGAATCATCCTTTACTCCCATTGGATAAGGAGCTCTATGAATGTAATATTCTGTCCCATTTTCTTTAATCACTTTATTATTATGATCCACATCACCTTCTTGTGTAAGATACCATGCCTCATTACCAGAAGAAAAAGAAAAGATAACTCCCTCAGTAATAGCAGCTTTTAAAGCATTCTCCTCTCCTGCTTGGTTAGACTGTCCTCTAGAGTAAGGAAGTTTAACAAAGTTTTGAGATGGGAATGGAGTAAAAGTAGTTAGATAAGATATACTTTCACGTCCACCACCTTGCTTTATAAAGTGTGGGATATCTGGAATCTTAGAAGCTCCACCAGGTATAGAAACCCCATCCTTTATGTTCTGATCAGTTTGACCATACGCAGTTCCCCTATATTCATAAGTATATTTTTCTTCATTATCCAAAAGATTTCTATTCGTTTTCCCCCAACTATTAGATGAAATTGTTGGATTTTTTGTATTAAACTTAGGATTATTTGGTTTATACTTATGAAATATTTGAGTTACTCTATAATTAACTGTAGCATTTGTGGCCCACAAAGTAATAGACCACTTATTAGCATTAAAAGCCCACCCATAATTCTTACCATAAGCTTGGGAAGCACAAGGAGTTCCATGATCACCATTACCTGGAAGTATTGTTGGGATACTTGTTTTAGTACCATTACATTTTTCTCTAGTATAATCAGTTTGATAAGTAGCAGTGATAGCAAAACCACCAAAATCAGGAAAATCATATGATTGTCCTGTTGATGTCCGTGATCTATTAGAAGCACCACCCCACCAATTTCGTGCAGTAGTTTCATCTGGAACTCTTGTTCCATCCCATCTAGTTACTAGTCTATTAGAAGGATCTGAATCAAACCATTCAGGATCAAGATAATATGGTGCGTCTAAAATCATATCCAAGACACCACATTTAGCTGAACGATTTAATACATTACCTGAAATATAGTTTGGTGGATCATTCTCACCAGTACAAAATTCTGGATGTGCAAACCAATGTCCATTATCTGATACTACTACATCAACATCTAAACCATCATTTGTATATTGAATATCTTGATTTTTAACTGTACGAGTACTACTTGCCCAAGGATTAGTAGTCGAACTTTCTTGACATCTCAATAATTGATAACCAGTTCTATTCCATTCTGCAGAATCCCAAGTTGAAGTACCAATTATATAATTTACATCTGATACATAACTCTTATAATCTCCCGAAATACCTTGCTGAGTATAAAAATCCTTAGTATATGCACCCATACTATAAAGCTGCCAAGCAATTCCACCAGGGTTATTATTCCAATTTTCTTTATTAGGATCACCATGACTACCATTTCTTATTTCATAAGTAATTGTATGGGTTCCTGCTTTTAAAAGACCTAAATTAATGATTTGATATTTTATTCCACCATAAAGAGAAGCATCTACAATTTCTTTAGTTGTACCTGTTTTTCCATCAGTTCTACCATTCCAACCACTATAAAAATTCTCCTTTCCTGCAGGTATGTTTTCTATTAGACCCATAGTATTACCAGGATACTCTCTTCGACCAGAAGTTATATCTGGGAAAATTTTATATCCATCATCTCTAGTCCACTCTATAGAAGCATACTCACCATCTGCTGCTACAAAAAGTTGATAAGCTCCTGTAGATGAGATGGTAATAAGATTACTTCCAGTCTGAGTTGAATTTCTTAAAGGATCAGGATCATTAGCATTTGCAGGGGCACTTGGATATACAGCATAATCATATATCAAAGGAAATCCCACCGACTGCCAATAATTCATTGCAGGAGTATTTGGATGCACATCTTTAACTTTAACCCAATTAGTAGTTCCTTGACCCAACTGACCAGTAATAGTCATCAATGAACTCTGAACTAACTGTGGAGTATCAGGAACGTAATGCAAATCTCTATAATTTTTTACATTCTTACCAAACCTATTAGAATGCCATTCTATATCTTCATTCATATGACCACCTTTAGATCCCATTTCATGTGCATGGAATGTGGAATCTAATTCAACATATTGAATGTCTGGGTGTTTTCTTAATTCTTCTGCTTCTGCAAGAGATAATTGATATGTACCAATAGTTTCATCATACTTAGCATCATCTTTACAAAGACACTCACGATCTGGAATATTTAATTCATTATAAGTTGTACAACATAGAGAATGATGTATCTTTTGCCAACAAGTACCATCTTTAGCCTTGACCTGATAATTCTTTCTTGCCATTAATGATTCCCTTTAGTGTAGATCAACCCAAGTACTTCCAGTATAACCTTGGAACTTATTAGTTGAAGTATTGAAAATCAATGCTCCAGCTTCAACTCCAGTACTAGTTATATTGGTAAGATTACCCCTCTCAGTAGTAGTTACTCTTGGTAAAATTACATACCTACCTAAAATATTTCCAGCATCACCAAAGTCAACTGCTGCTCTAGGTTGTGCTACACCAGAACCAACATTACCTTCACCTTTTACTACAATTCCAGAAGTATTCTCTAAGATAAGATTTGAACGATCAAGAGTAATATTTGATGCTCCAATATCAATCGGAGTATCAGCAACACGTATAGATGTTATTCCAGTAAGAGATGTGTTAATACCTATACCAGAAGCAAAGTTTGCAGGACCACCTACCAATACATTACTATCACCAATATTTTCTATTGAGGCTCCAATAGCAACTCTACTGATTAGTGCAGTACTTCCTCTTGCATCAATATTTGCTTTAGTATCTGCAAGAGCAACACCTATTGCTAAAGTAGATAAACCAACACTACCTGAAACATTTAACTTATTAAAGGTTGAAATACCAGATATTGCATTAATATTAGATCCATTTATAATATCAGGAATAGAAGCAGTTCCAGTAAAAGCACCTGTAACTTCTAAATCTCCAATTACAGCAACATTTCCTGTAAAGGATGATACACCAACTACATCCAGTTTTGAATCTGGTTGAGACTTACCTATACCTAATTTACCATCATAAGTAAGAGTCATCAAGTTGGTAGTTGATCTATGATACCAGTTATAATTTCCAGTATTAACACCAACAAAAGCACCTAGATGCAAATACTGATTAATATTACCAGTATCACCATTGAATATATCAAGAGTTTTAGATTCATTACCAAATCTAATACCACCCATACTATCACCTACACCAGTAGTAGGTGGAATTTTTTGGCAGAGAGCTAATACTGAATTTCTTTGTCCGATAACAGTTACAGAAGATATACCTGAACTATAAACTTCTATATTATGTTCAGGTGCATTAATACCTACACCCAACTTACCAGATACATTAAAAGTAGAAGCAGTTGAAATTCCTAAGTTAGCACTTGTAGCAATAACTCTTCCTGTTGTAACAACACCAGTTGTTGTTGAAGAATTAATATAAGTAGTCTCTAATCTAGTAATAGATGATAAACCACTAGTAACATTACCTGTAAGATCTCCAGTAACATTACCACTAACATTACCACTTAGAGGACCAGTAAACGCAATACCAGTTACACTACCACTAACATCAAGACTAGATGCAGTTGCAACACCAAGAGCACTAGTACCAGAAGTAACATTACCTGTTAAATCACCGACAAATCCAGATCCAGCAGTTACAACACCTACAGTATTTGTATTTGTGTTTTCTAGTTGAGTAATAGTAGATAAACCACTAGATAGATCTCCAGTAACATTTCCTTTGAAAGTAGTAGCAGTAACAACACCAGTTGCTACTATACCACCTGTAGAATTAATTCCTACACCTTCAACAAGAGTTAAACCATTATTTCCACCAACTTGGAGGGTAAATCGAGGATCTACAGTCCCCACACCTACATTACCTCTCGCATATATGCTTGTATATCCTAACCCAACATCAACATTATCCCATTGAGATGTTGGTAAACCCTGTAAATTAGAACCATCACCATAAAAAGTAACAATACCAGCAGAACTAGAAGTTACAATTCCAGCAGGAGCACCAACACTAACACCAGCACCAACTTGTCCCGAACTTATATTACTTGCATTTACAATTAAAGTATCTGTTACAGTAAGAGATGTAATTATACCAGATGTAGCATTTATCAAACCAGATCCAACAACATTTGGATCTTGAATTACTTTGACTTTACCTCGGACATCCAAAGCCTCAGTCGGAACGGTAGTTCCCACTCCAACCAAGCCATTTGCATTTACGATCAGATTGTCATCATCAACCTGGACACCATTTCTGAAATTGAATGCCTTCTTGATATTAGCCATTTATATACTAATTTTTTAGTTATTTATTATGAATGAAAAGCATCAACTTTAGAATTCAATTCCTTAATTGCTTCTATTAGGAGAGGAACAAGTTTTTCATAAGCAACAGCGTGTGTACCATCATCTCTAATAGTAGTTACACCAGGTAAATCTAATGCTTCAATCTCTTGAGCAATTACACCAGTATCTCCTTTACCTTCATTCTTAGATGCTTCATTCCAATCAAATGTATTACCACTAATTGAAAGAACCTTTTTAAGAGCATTAGGAATAGGTGTTATATTATCCTTTAACCTTCTATCAGAAGCTAGGAATGCAGTAATATCACCTATAGCTTCTATATCATCATGTACTTTAATTCCACTAGAATTAGTTTCAAGTCTTAGTTGACCTTGATGTCGTAATTGAATACCTGCTCCAGCAGTATAAATTAAACCTTGCTCAGTATTATTTTTGTTGGTTATCTCAACATTAGCATCACTCTGAATGTATATGTTTGCAGCAGTATTATCTCTGATAATATTGGTACGAGTACCTGAACCACTAACATTGTGCCAGATAGCAAAGTGAGAATTGGAAGCAGTTGCACCAGCAGTTAAAACATCATTATCAGGTAAATGTAAACCACCATCAGCATTAATATTAGCACTAACATCTAGAATACCACCAATATATACATTTTTAGCAAATCCAGCTCCACCATCTGTAATGAAAGATCCTGAATCAACACTTGTACTATCAGTAGTATTACATAAACTAACATTACCCTCAAGAACACTTATTGCTCTTTGTGAGGTAGATAACTTATTACCTATAGAAATACCACCTTCAATAATTACACCACCAGATGGTACTCCACCACATGCAGATGTAGCTTCTGTTCCATTAGTAAATCTACTTTCACCATCAACAATTAATTTCTTAGTAATTCTAAGATCCTTATTGAATCTTACATTTCCATTGAATGTAACTGGACCATTAAACTGAGATAGTATTTGTTTAGATGCACCACCTTCAACAAGTAGTCTATCTTTAATAATTACTTCATCAAATACAACACTAAGTGTACTTGGATCTTCACCTGTTACCGTTGGAACTGGAATATCAAATGTTATCTGCTCACCTGAGTCAGATGAAATCTTAGTGTTTCCAATATAGAAATCACCCTTATCATTCATACCTGTGTAAACAACAGTACCACAAGACATTTCTTGTGATTGTGATAAGAATTCTTCCCTTTCAGTTAGAGTCTTAAGTTGAACCTGTGGTAAACCAGTTGAATAGTTACCTGGACCATAACCAAGGTATTCAAATGTATGTCCTGATGCCCTTAAAATAGATGGTCTTCGCAGTTCAACAGGAAGTGGTTTAATCTTCTTAATCTGAGAATTAATAACGTGATTATCAACAATAGTACCTAATGCACCACGAATAACCTTAATTGTAGTTTGATTACCGATAGTTTCATCGATAATTCTCATCATCTCACTATCAATTTGAATGAATGATCCTAATGGGAATCTTGCTTGAATAGATGCAGCAGTTGTAGTTCCATCAGATAAAGTAACCTTAAATTCATCTTGAGTAGTAATTGATTGATTTAAGATTAAAGATTCATTATCAAAGAATGATAATCCTCTTGTTCCTAATCTCTCTCCATCCCTTCCAGATTGTGCATTATTAGCAGATAATCCATGCTTAAGAATATATTTTGGAGATGTTATTCCTGTAGTACTAGTAACTGCAGTAAATGTATCTACATCAATAACAGATTCTACAATAAAGTCTCCAAGATTAGAATCAGAAGCATTTAAGATTCTAATGGCATTTCCTTCAGATAATCCGTGTGCCTTTGTAGTGCTGAATGTAGTAACTTTTGTAGATCCTACATGAGTAGGAGTTCCAGTTATTTCAGATACCTCACCTAAACTAACAACACTCTGTCCTTCAAGAATAACCTCACTTCCAGTTTTATTAATATTAATCTTATTAATATCAGTAACATCATTAATTCTGAAATAATTATCAGTTCCTGTACTAATACCACTTACTTGAACATAACCATTAGTTGCTAAACTAATATTAGCATCAGCAATAGCAATATTTGAACTAGGAGCACCACCAATACCACCTTGATCTGTAAGTGATGAATCAAAATATAATGGAGATAGTGAACTCTTATATCCAGATCCTGATTCTGTTATCTCATATTCAGTAACTGATCCACCACTAACAACAACTTTAGCAGTAGCACCTTTCCAAACAGCAGAAGATGGTGCAGATGCATCATCAAATAATTTTACGTTATAATATGTTCCATCAGTATGTCCAGATCCACCTTGTAAGGTTCCACCATACTTTAACCCATTTAGATCATGTTCTTTTGTAAATGTTAGAACAGCAGTTGTAGTATTATCAGATATATCACTAATAGTATTTGAAATTCCAAAGGTATTCAATAACTTATTAGTAGTTTCTCTAGTAATACTCTTCTTAAGATCATTAGTAACTACATCACCAATAGGGAATCTCTTAGCGTAACTAGTTGCTTCCTGTGGATTGTCATTTACATTATCTCTATCTAATTGAGGATAAAGGTTAACAACATTCTGATTGTATTTTGCAGTTGTAAATTCTTCTTCTATAGCATTATTACTATTCAGAACATACAAGTGGAAAACACCATCTTGTGATCCTTCAACATATGGTAGAATTGTTTCTGTTCTATAAACAAATAAATTCTCTTTGTTATCATTCCTCTCAAATCTAGGTAATCCAGTATTCCTAATATGAGTATCATTATTATAAATTCCTACATTACGAACATTACCTAAAACATCAGTTGTTTTATAAGTAAATGTTTTATCATTAATAATACTATTAACAAGGAATGTTCCATTATATCCTTTATCTGCTGCACCATTTGTATTAATGGTATCAGTTATATTCTTAAGAACAATTTGTTCACCTGCATTTAAATTATGAGATTTATCAGATCTAATAGTAACAATCTTAGTGGTACTATTATAATCAAGATGAGAAACGAATCTTAAATTCCTATGATAATCATAATCAGTTGATCCAATTGATGTTCTAGTAAAGTCAGCATCAAATCTTACATTAGTAGAACTAGAATCCTGAATTACAAAACTATCATTAGGGTTTCTAGCATTTTGTAGTTCTTTTGGAATAACATATCTAATCTTATAAAGTTTATCATCCAAACTCCTATCATCAGTTCTTCTTAAAATATATGGAATATCCTCATCATTAGCATCTAAATCTGCAAAATTATCCCATATAGTATTGTTATTAACACTAACATGGGTAAACCAATTTTGTTTTACACCATCAAATTGCATTGGGTGTCCTAATTCACCTGGTTTCTTATCAGAAACTCTACTAATAACTTTTAATTTACCAGCAGCAGGATTGGAAACAGATTTAATATATGCAGGAGTTGTTCTTTCAGCATTTGTTTTAGATGAAGCAATCTGAATTTCCCACTGACTTAACTGAATACTATCCTGTCTAGATCCGTTCTTTTCAGAAGTAATTGCATAATACTTTCTATGAGGATCTATTCCTTCTGGAAGATCGCCACTTTCAGCAATAATCCTTATAGACTCACCATTGTTTAAATCATGTGCATTACCATTTGGTTGTGATAATGTTAATTTATGAACTAAAGATGCACTTCCTTGAGTAGTATCATTATGAACACCCTCATATGCCTTTTCAGAAGTAACATCTACTGTTGCAGTTATATCATATTCTACACCATTAACTGTAGTAGTACCTGTCTTCTTAGACATAGAAATGGTAGCTTCAGTTTTAGTACCATTTGCTAAATCTACATAAATCTTTTCATTAAATCTCGCACCTATCCTAAATCCTTGTGCAATATCAGTTGGTTTTAGATTTCCATTAGTCTGCCCCAACATGAATAGTTTAGACTTACTATCAGTCCAAGGTGAACTATCAGCAGCTTTATAATCCTGGTTTACAGAAGTATCAAGTTGAGTTAAATCAATTACAGATTCTGGACTAACAACTGCTTTTGGTGTAATAACAGATGTAATATAACCTTTATTATCCTTTGCAAATGATTCTTTCTTAAATCCATTAGCAGCAAGAGCAAACTGTCCAAAGTTAGAGTTGGAGTTTGTAATTGATGCGTCACCACCAGACTTCATATAGAAGTGAATATGATAACCAATAGCAAACACAGAAACGATCTGTAAAACAGCATCATTTTCTAGTGTAATATGTGCTGTCTTCCAACCATCTCTATAAACAGCATCTTTATCTAAATGATAAACAGTTGCTTCATTTAAAGAAGATGCTTCAGATGATAATAACTCACCAGTTTGTCTCTGATATGTAATACCATCATAAGATCTACTATTAGGATTATATTTTACAAACGCACGATCATCTTTCTGAAGTGAAACACCAGTAAACTGTGCCACAACCATTGAACGGAAACCTGTTGCCTTAGCACCATCAGCTTTCATTCCTTGCATACCAAGAACTGATCTTAATGAACAGTTAAAGATATAAGGTGATGCACCAGTAACAGTATCAACTTCTACACTAACTTCAGCACTACCAGCACTTAATCCACCAGAAGGACCTGCTTTCAGGTTAGGTGGAACATATGGAAGTAAATATGTAAATTGAGTTTCACTTAAAACATTTTGAACTTTAGTTGAAATATTATATGCTAATTCATTTACACCCTCAATTTTAATTGGTGTATCGCCACTTAATTGGTGTGGAACTGCGGTAGTTACAGTAACTACCTGACCAGCAGTATTACCATCACCAGAAATAATATTCTGTATCTGAATACGATCTGAAGAAAATGCACCAACTATTTCATACTCAGGTCTTGATTTTGCAAATCCACCTGAAGAAACTGGAAACTTCTCATCAATATCTCTAATAGATGCTCTATTATAAGCATTAGATAATTTACTGTAGTAAACGTCTAAATCAGTTAATCCACCAAACTTATCTAACTTATTAATACCATCAGCATACTCAAAACAAGTTAGTTTATGGTGAGAAAATATCGGTTTTGATTGATTACTAGTTGAGAAATTAGTAGGATCTGTATATACTAAAGTAGCATCATCTCCATCAAAAATAGAGAATTGCCAGAAATAGCAAGCACCAGTAACCCTAAAGATTGCAGTGTCTTTTACATTATCATCAGTAGGATTAGGGACATACTTAGGTCTTATCTTTGTCTTTCTTAAATCTAGTCCAACAATTGAAGTTCCTCTTGGAACAATTACACCACCTTCCGTACTATTAAACTTATAAAGTATATTATTTTCTTGAGTTAAATCAAAATTAGAATTAAGAGTTAATGTAAGTGTATTCTGTGCTCCAGATTCTGAACTACTAGGACTAATTGCTGTAGCAGTTCCATTAACATCCTTTATACCAAATCCTGGTCTATTATCTACAAGGTGTTCACCTGGAAATAGTAATATAGTTGTTTTCTCTACTATATCATTATCACTACCTTTTAGATAAGAGAATCTAGCAGATTCAATAAGGGCTCTTTGAATCGTTTTAAAAGGTTTTGTTAACGAGTTTCCTTGATTCTCAATACCATCAGTAGCATCAAGGTCATTTGGATTTACATAAAGAATACGCCCTTCACTATTCTTTATAAAATTTTCTAACTTATTTAAAGGCATTGGAGAATATTGGCCAAAATATTTCTATGTTTCTATTTAGCTTACCTGATTATCTTTAGTTACTGGATCAACGTAAGTAATAATTTCAGGATCAGCAGTATTCCTTATGACTTCCATCACTGACATAAACTGATCTGTATTATCACATTCAACAATCCGTGTTTCACCTTCATCACTAATCAAGGTAATTCTCTTTTTACAGACATCAACTATAATGTCTTGCACACATTCATCAGTTTCCATAATTACTCCTTAGACTTTTTGAACATAATACCAAGTAACAGCAACTCTCTTTTTTCCAGCATAAACTGGTTCACCTGCATGAGGGTAACACCAATTAGATGGAAATATTAAAGCATAACCTGGTTTTGGTTTTATTCCCAAATGTGGAAATAAAGTTCCTCCACCTTTAGTTGCTTCTTGTAAATATAATATAACAGATATTTTTCTATGATATTCTTTCTGTTGTTCATGTGTTGCTGCATCATGATGAAACTTATATTCTTGCCCCTTTCTATAATCTAATATCTGTATTCCTTCACGCCAAGATTGACTTCCATATCCACCAGGAACAGGATAATAACTAAAATTAGTATGAATCTTTTGTACTCTTCTCTTATATTCATCTAACCCCCTATTCATAGCATTATGAATAAGTTCAGTTATTTCATGTTCATCATTTAAAGATACACCAGTACTAGATCTAATAGAAGTATCTACTCTTGACCCTTTATCTTTGTCTGCATCAGAAAAAACAGTATTATCATCAAAAACCAAAGTATCAGCATACTTATTAATTTTTTTCAAATCAGATACACTAAGAATTTTAATTGCTTGAATAAGATCATTCATTATTTTTTTACCAATATTTAAATATTATAACACATTTATGAAGGTTGTGTCGGCCAAGTAGAAAGAGTGTGATCATCTGCCATTATTTTTGCAGTCAAATTAGAATCACCTGCTATCGTTGCTGGAATATCTCTTAGTGCTTGACGATAAGTTGCCCATTCAGTTTTTTTACTAGAACTTAATGGAGAATCATTAAATTGAGTCCAATCAGACCATGCCAATAAAGCATTTCTATAAGATTTAACTTCTGCTAAATGATCTCTTGCTGCTTCCCTTGCATCACTAATCATTTGTATTTCATTAGCATGATCAGTAACTGCTTGCCAATATATCCCTGTTGTTGTTATACCAACTTGATGCTTTCCATCGTTATATTGTATATGTCCTGTAGATATTCCAAGAGGTTGAAAATTATCATCCCAAAAAACTGCATAAACATCTGAAGGAACCCAAGATATATCTGTTGTGACTCCTGTTACAGACTTTCCATTTATAGTAATAATCTTTTCTGTTGGTAAAAATGATAATTTCATTCTTCTATAGCTCCGCTTATATTATGCATTTGTCTAGGTTGTGATAATTTTTCTTTTACAGTTTGAACATAAAGTTCTTTCACATTTTCATTATTCTTAACCATTTCATTTCTAAATGATTCAATGGCTGCACCAGTTTCATATTGCTTTTTAGAATTTTCAATTAATAAAACAGGCAACCACTTAATAGCACACTCCCACTCATCAATCTCTTGTCCAGTTTGAGGATGATAACCTTTCACTTCAGTGAACCAAGAACATTGTAATCCAATACAATCTTTACCAATTAAAGGGCAAAATTTACCTGCTTCAATCTTCATTCTAATTCTTTTGGCATACTATAGCAGTAGCATACTTAATATTATGGTTATAGTATACACCAACATTGGTAGTTTCGTCAATACCATGACGATGAGGATCACCACCAGGAGTATTACCAACAACTGCTTGAGTTCCAGAAGAACCAGCATTTGCAGTATCTTGGAAACCATATTGTCCACCCCAACTACCACGAGGAACATCATAATAGTGACCATGAACTGGTCCTTGAGCTGGTGATAATGTATGATAATCAGTATGACCTTGAACTAATGCACTAGTCCAGTTAGTACGATCATCAAAAACATTACTCCAATTCACAGTTCCAGAAGTTCCACCACCAGAACTTGAAATCTGTATCGCCCTACCATCAAAAGAACTAATTCTAGTCCATCCAGTAGGTGCAGATGAGCTCAAAAATAACATTCTAGCTCCTGAAGGAACTGATCCACTAGCAGCACTACCTGGAGGACCTGGAGGTCCAGAACTACCTGGAGGTCCTGAACCACCTGGAGGACCAGGAGGACCATCGGGACCTGGAGGACCATCATCCCCTGTAGGACCTGTTCCACTTGGACCTGTAGGACCTGTTGGACCTGTAGGACCATTAGGACCTGGAGGACCTGTAGGACCATCACCACCACCTGAACCTGGAGGACCTGGAGGACCATCGGGACCTGGAGGACCATCATCTCCTGTTGAACCAGGAGGACCAGTCGGACCAGGAACAGTCGAATCAGCACCTGGAGGTCCTGTAGGACCATCAGGACCATCGGGACCTGGAGGACCAGCAGTACCACCTGAACCTGGAGGACCTGGAGGACCATCGGGACCTGGAGGACCATCACCACCATCATTACCATTAGGGCCAGGTCCACCAGTTGGACCTGTTGGACCATTAGGACCTGGAGGACCTGGAACTGTTGAATCATTACCTGGAGGTCCAGGAGGTCCTGCAGGTCCTTCTGATTCAACTCTTTTCCAAGCATATCCATCCCACTTCCAACTAACACCGTTTTCTGTATGGGTATCGTCTACACTAGGACTATTTGGAAAATCAAACGCTGCCATATTCTTAATCTATGATGGTTTTGTTGGCCAAGGTGGATTTGCAAGATCTGAAGTATTTGCAGGTAAATCTCTCAATGCTTGCCTATATGTAGCCCACTCAGTTTTTTTACTAGAACTTAATGGAGAATCAGCACCTTGAGACCAATCTGATTCAAGTAAAAATTTATCTCTAGTTTGCCTTAAACCTGCAGTCCATTCTTCTGTATAATCATGAGCATCATAAAATCCAGATGATTGAGTATATTTCCAACCAAGTCTTACAAGGCATTGATTATCTATATCATTAAAAGTTCCTCTATATGTACTACCAATACCAACAGTATAATGTCCAGCAAATCCTATTTCTGAATTAGTTGGATTTTTAGAAGTATCTGCATACCCAACATAAATGTTATTTACTATATTAGTTCCATCCTGAACTACAGCAAAATCTAATCGATCAGTTCCAATACCAGTTCTAAAAGAATTGAACTCAGTATTTTTAGATGCTATGACTTGAGAACGAGTAAGTCCCAATATCTCAACTAAAGATTTACTACTAAAAGAAGACATAATCGATTAAGCAAACTCCAACAGAACTATTTGTCCATGACCACCGTCACCACCATTATTACTACCAGTTTGACCACCTCTACCACCTCTGCCAGCTGAGTCATAGGCTGCACCACCCCAGAAAGTACCACCACCATGTCCTGTGATTCCATTATCTCCAGGATGACCTTCATCACCACCACATTCAACGTCACCAGTACCAAACCTACCATTACCACCAGCAGCTATGGCTCCACTGTTACCACCAGCAGCACCATAACCACTATGACCAAAGGTTGCGGTTCCATCAGGTGCTACAAATTCAGAGTAATTTCCATTACCACCATTACCACCACCTGTTCCACCAGATCCAGGTTGTCCTACAAAAATACGACATTGCCCACTATAATAACTATTAGAATCCATTTGTGCTTTAGTATATTCTCTTATTCCAGTACCAGCACCACCGCCACCACCTCCAGCGTTAACAGCAGAACCTCCCCCACCGCCACCGCCACCGCCAGTGACGATTACAATCCACCTATTATATTTGGTTGTATCTGGAGTATAGTACACATGACTTGCATTAGTGGTAGTAGTCCACTGTACCATATTAAATCCTTGATCGGTAGTCGTTGATTCCCCAGGAGGTCCTGGAATACCTGGAGTACCATCTTCACCATCAGAACCTGGAGGTCCAGGAGGTCCAGGAGGACCAGGAGATCCACTAGAAACACTAACCCAATCAAGTCCAGTTCCAGTTGAACTTAATACTTGACCACTACTTCCTGCTTGTCCATCCTTATCAAGAATAGTAGCAGTTGCTAAATCTAACTGATTCTTAATACTAACACCACTAGTAGGATCAATAGTCATATGAATAGTTTCAGGACTATTCTGCTTTTTGAATACCATCTCACCTCTGGTTTCAAAATGCCAAGGCATTCCATCAGTGGGATTATTCATAATCCATCTATTAACAGAGCTAGCCCAACCTATGCTAGCTTTCATCTGATAAACAGCATTATCAGGTGATCCAAAAATTAAGAATGAATCTCTCGTGAGAGCTAAACAACCAACATTAGGTTCCCAAGTAACATTACCATAACCCCAACCTGTAGCTCCATTAAGAGTTATGCTTGCACCACTACCAGTATATGATGTGTCATTGGTTGCTAATAAAAGCTCATTACCAGCAAATGATCCATTGTTATTATATTGGAATTCAGTATTATTTCCAGCAGCACTACCCGAACCTGGAGGTCCAGGAGGACCAGGACTACCAGAACCAGCAGGACCCCATATAGGTAATGCATTAGCACCTTGACTTGTTAATACCTCACCTGAAGATCCCCAATCTTCAGCTCCTACATTACCTAACCCAAGAGCACCACCTCTATCAATAGCAAACCTTTGAGTACCTACACCTCCAGTTATTGTTTGCTCATCAATAACTCTAAGGATAGTATTAGCAGCACTATTTCCATAAGCATCAATTGCATATGCTCGATCACCATTAATATTATCAAAGCATATTTGCCCACCCTCTAAAGTTGAATTAGTTTTCTTAAGTCTTAATTCACCATTCGTTACACGAAGTCTCTCTGTACCATCTGTTTCAACAGTAAAGTATCCACCAGGACCATCAATATCAACTACTTCTGCTTTTGTATCACCCTCTATTATCTTATCTAAAGTAGTAGAACCACCACCAGATGCTGATATAGTAAAGAAATTATTAGCAGAACTATGACCAAAAGTTACATTACTTCCAGCAACAAGTCTTACATCATTATGTGTTGTACCATCACTATGACGTAAAACTACATCATTACCAGTTCCAGATCCAGTAGATGAACCATGATCAACTGTAATAAAGTCATAAGTTGCACCGCCTGATCCTGGAGGACCTGGAGGACCATCATTACCATCTTGCCCATCTTGTCCATCATTACCATCATTACCAGGAGGTCCTGGAGGACCAGGAGTACCAGAACCAGCATTAGTCCATTCTAAAGCATTACCAGCACTATTAACTTTTAACCATTTATCAGCAGTAAAACTATTCGGGGTATCTGTTAACCCTATAAAGGTAGAAGAACCAGGAGGTCCTGGAGGACCAGCACCTTGTCCAGGAGGTCCTGGAGGTCCTTCAGGTCCAGCAGGACCTTGAGATACTGCTACCCATTGAGAACTATTACCATCATTATAATAAACATGTAAATCTCCAGTATCACTTTCCCACCACATATCTCCGTGGGTAGAAGGACCAGTTGGAGGATCAACTCCAATATCTAATCCAGCAACACCTGGAGGACCTGGCGGACCACCAGGACCTGTAGGACCATCGGGACCATCAGGACCTGGAGGACCAGCAGTACCACCAGTTCCTGGAGGACCAGTAGGACCATCTGGACCTGGAGGACCATCTGGACCTGGAGGACCATCACCACCACCTGAACCTGGAGGACCTGGAGGACCTGAAGGACCATTTGGTCCAGTTGGACCAGTTGGACCTGGAGCACCTGTAGGTCCATTACTAGCAACTCGATCCCAAGCATATCCATTCCACTTCCAAATTACCCCATTTTCTGTATGGGTATCATTGAGGGATGGACTGTTTGGAAAATCAAATGCTGCCATATTATTAATCTTCCGTTACTACTATGTAATGATACTTAATGGGAGCACTATTATCATTACTAACAAGAGCAAAAGAATCCCCATCAGCTAGATAAAATTCTAATGGTATCTTTGCTCCACCATTATTAGTACCATCAGCACTTTTAACTGTCATATTATTATTCACATGTGAATTACCACTAGGATGTACATTAAATGATAAATTTATACCCCACCATTGATCTGAATAATCAGTAGAACTTATCAAAGTCCAACCTATTGAACCACCAGAACCTCCAATTGACATACTACATGCATGACCATTAGGACTGGTGCAATGCATATAATAAATCAATACTCTTTCATTCTTACCAGAAGAATTTGTATGAGTGTGATTCCCATTTTGAACATTTCCAGTATAAACAGTTGATGCCATAATTAATTATTCTCGTATTTTATTTATTAACCTTGGGGTAGATTCCAATTTGGTGTAGTATATGGATATAAATGAGCTGATCCAGGAGCACCTGGAGATCCAGCAGGACCTTGAGATGTTGCTACCCATTGACTACTATCACCATCATCATAATAAACATATAAATGACCTGTATCACTTTCCCACCACATATCACCATGAGCTGGAGTAGGAGTAGTTGGTGGAGTTTCTGCAATAGTTAATCCAGCAACACCTGGAGGACCAGCAGGACCATCATTACCTGGAGGACCTGGCGGACCACCTGAAGGACCAGGAGGACCTGGCGGACCATCAGGACCATCAGCACCATCATCTCCTGGAGGACCAGCAGGACCTGGAGGACCTGGCGGACCACCAGCAGGACCAGTTGGACCTACAGGACCTACAGGACCTGTTGGACCTGGAGGACCTGTTGGACCTGTACCACCATCATCACCATCTTGACCTGGAGGACCAGGAGGACCTATAGGACCAGGAGGACCAGCAGGACCAGGAGTTCCATCAGCACCATCATTTCCTGGAGGACCTGCAGGACCATCATTACCAGTAGGACCTGGAGGACCATCAGGACCTGGAGGTCCATTACCTACTATAGTTACCCAACTGCCATCTTTTCTAAGTTTAACAGCCATTAATGAGCACCATCGTGTGATCCATGATATGGAATAACATTATGAATCATATTATCAATTCCATTACTAACATTAAATTGAATTGATCCTGTTCTATTACTAGAACAATCTACATTATTAATGATGATTCTTTTATATTTTGTATTAAGAGAAAAATTAATTCCATACCTTTGAGGTGTAGTAGTCATATTATTACTACCAGGATCAGTTGTTCCCATCATATCTCCACCATACTGTCCACCATCAATCATTATATCTGATTGATCTACAGTACTACCATCTCTTATATGAAGTCCATCATAAGCAGCAGTTGAACTGGCAGAATTATGAGAGCATTGAGAATCTCTTATATGAATCTTTTTATGTTCAGTAGAACGAATATAAATTCCGTGCTGACCATTACCTCTACAATCTGCAGCATTTAATCTTAAAACACCAGTAAAAGTATCACTAACTCTCAAACCATTAACAAGATTACTACTTATATAAGGATTATTAATCCAAATAAAACTACCACCAGCAATCTCAATACCATATGAATTATTAGTATCAAAATCACAATCATTTATTCTAAAGAATGAACCAGGATTATTTGTTGATCCACTAGGAACAGTTGAATCCATTAAGAATCCTTTATCACAACGATTAGATACACAATTAAGGAACCATATTGAATTTACAAAATCCTTAACCCATAATCCTATTGCGTGTGTATGTGGACTTCCACTAATTTCACCATCAATTAAAACATTCTCACATCTTACCTGATCAACTCTTTCCGATCCACCAGCAGAAGCACTGAATAACATTCCAAAAGAACCAGCATAATTTTGTATATGTCTAATCTCTATATCTCTAAATGTTGATATGGAATGACCATCTACTTTAATACCACCAAATTGATTTCGGATATAAATCCTATCCATTCTAATCTGTTGAGTATTTGTATTAGAATAAAAATGAACAGCATTTCCACCATTCCTTTGTTCTGCATCATTATGATCAAATGCTAGATTAGCAAAGGTTACATTTCGTACATTATTTACTTTAAATATATCATCCGTACTAGTTGTAGATCTTAAACAAACTCCTTCAGCATCAGCAGCACTAATTCTATAATTTTGAGTTGGACCGATAATACTTATACCACCACCATCACCTAAAGTCCCTTGATCTAATAATATAGTGCCTGTAATATCATAAGTTCCCGTAGGAATATAAACCATTCCTCCTGTAGATGCTAATGAATCAATAGCATTTTGAATACCAGTTCTATTTGTTGCTCCACCAGCACCTGGAACTGCACCATAGTCTTTAACATTGACCATAGGCATTCCACTAGCAGGAGGATCTGTAAATTCTACAGCAGTTGCACCATTATTTACTTTTAGGTACTTATTATTACTAGAAGTATAATTTGTAGGTGTATCGGATAATGTAATAAAAGCACCACTACTGGTATATGTCGCTGTAGCTCCAACAGTAAAGGTTATATCTGTACTTTGACCCATACTACAAATCAAAATCTGAGCAGCAGATACAGAATATGTTGGTGTTGGATATCCTATTGATGCACCACTAGTATGTAAAGTCCAATTCTGCCCATCGGGTGAAGTCCAAAGTCTAGGACCGCTACTTGTAGTAGTACTAGTAGAATCAACACCTATAGTCCATGTAGTTACTGCACCTGTGTTTAATGCAAATATATGACGAGTATCACCACCAGCACCACCATTTAATGTAGTTCTCCATGATCCACCCCAAAGACTACCATTAGATGGTATATTACTCATACCAGTATATTGATATGTTTTACCAGTAGAACCACTATTAAATTCTGTATAATCAGATGTACCAGTATTATTATTTCTTCCCCACCTAATAGTTGTAGTTGTTGGAGAAGGTGTAAATTCTAAAGCATTTCCAGCATTATTAACTTTAATAAATTCTCCAGCACTTCCTAAACTAGCAGGAGTATCTGTTAAATCTGGAAAAGCAGTTGCACCAGCAGTAACAGTTGTTTGTAAAATCCAAGATGTGCCATCATACTTCCAAGTCAACCCATTATGAGAATGAGAATCGTTTGTACTAGGACTTGTAGGAAAATCTATTGCCATTATGCTACCCTCCAACTACCACTAAAATAATATACCCCATATCCACTTGCAACACCAGCGGCCATACTACTAGAGGTATATATTTCACCATTAGGAGTAACACCACAAGTACCTACCCACACCCCTAATGTACCAGTAGTATTACCAGGTGCTAAATCAAAATATCTTCTATTGTAGAAAATTCCTGCTGTAGCCACAGGACGTAATGAAGTATCATTTATAGTAAAATATCCATTCTGTCCACCCCATCGTAAATTGGTATCTCCAGCAGTTCCACCATTATGATATACATTAAAATCAACAGTAACCATCTTACCAGTTTTTACATAATTACCAGTACTAACTGCAGCATTTTGACAACCAGCACTTATTGTTAAACTAAATGTTCCCGTCTCCTGTGTAACAGAATTATTTACACCTCTACCTGAAGCATCAACCCACTGAGAACTATCAGTATCCTCATAATATACAAGCAATCTACCATTTTGTGAATCCCACCAAAGATCACCATCACTAGGACTAGAAGGTGGTGTATCAGATGTAGTTACACTAGCACCACTACTTATAGTTTGCCAAGTATTATCTCCTCTCAAATATGTTGTAGCATCTTTTGTTCCTGTTGCAGATAATTCAGTAGTACCAATAGTATTAGCATCAATATTCCAAGTTGCACCAGAGTTTGATACTGTAATATCTCCTTTATCACCATCTGTTACTCCACCACCAGCAGAATCAAATTCTAATCCATTAGTAGCACTATTAACCTTAACAAATTTACTACCGTGACTAGTATAACTTGAAGGTGTATCTGTTAAACCTGTAAATGTAGTTGAACTACTCTGAACTGTTGTGTTTATTTTCCACGTTGTCCCATCAAAAGTCCAAGTCAACCCATTATGAGTATGGGTATCATTGGTACTAGGACTCGCAGGAAAATCTATTGCCATATTAATCTTCAGTTATCGCTACAAAATTAAACATTGTATTTTTATTATGATTACCTAATATGTCTATAATAAAATGCATTCCTTCAGCTAGAAAAAACTCCATAGGACAAACAAAACCTTGTGGACCAAATGCTTTATCTGCTACATGATCATCACCTCTAACAAAACCAAGTTGTTTTCCATATACTTGTCCAGCAACTAATTCAATAGCTATTGTTGTAGCATCACCATTTGGATTTTGCCCTGTTCCAATATACAGCATAGGGTTGCTACCAGATTGTCCAAGCCACAGATAATTAATAACAATCCTTACATTTTTATTAGTATTATTAATATAAGTATAATTATTACCTGGTGTTATAGATCCGTTATGTACTGTTGCTGCCATAATTTTATAATCCCTGTTTAATATTTAGAAAGGTATATTCCAATTTTGACTTTGGAATAAAAGATTTGGAGATTTAATAGATGATAGATCTATATTACCCCTACCAGAAGCATTAACCCATTGAGAACTATTTACATCCTCATAATACACATTTAAAACTCCTTCTTCAGAATCCCACCAAAGATCACCATCATTAGGCGAAGTTGGAGGAGTATCATCAGTAGTTACACTAGCACCACCCCCAGATCCAGGAGGTCCTGGAGGACCAGGAGGACCAGGAGGTCCTGCACCACCTGGAGTACCATCGTTACCATCAGATCCTGGAGTACCATCATTACCATCATTACCATCGTTACCAGGAGGACCTGGAGGACCAGCAGGACCAGGAGGTGCAACAGATTGAATAATCCAAGTAGTTCCATCCCACTTCCAAGTTAAACCGTTCTCGGTGTGGGTGTCATTATTTGAGGGACTATTTGGAAAATTTACTGCCATCAGTTACCCTCTGGTATTACCGTAAAATTATAAGCAACAGCTTTTACATAAGAAGATATCTGTGCAGGAATTTTTACATAAATGGCATTATTAGTAGGTAACATAAGTTCAGTTAGAAAAACTCCTGCTGAAGCATATGCATGATGATTACCAACATTAGTATTATACATATATCCTATTCCCTTTCCATATGTTGAATTACTAGGTGGATTGAGCTCTGTTGTGTCAAGATCTTGACCATTAGGATGGTTGGGAGCATTTGATGTGCCAATATAGACACGCCAAACTCCAGGAGATCCATTACCAAATTCAATGTAATTAAATATTATTCTGACATTCCCACCAGTATTGTTGGTATAGAGAGTTTGTGTATTAGATCCTCCCGTACCCTGCATTACTCCGTTATAAATCGTTGCTGCCATAATCTTTAAATTCCTGTTTACTATTTAGATTCCCATCGGAATATGCCAATTACTTTCAAATGGAGCAGCAGCTGCAACTTTAGTTTTATTTGCCCATACTGTACCATTATACTCTAAAATTTGTCCAGTTTGAGGACTATCAAGTTGAACTGTTAATAGTTGTTTACCCATATAGGTTAAATTACCATTGGTAATACCAACAGGACGTTCTACATCATCAGCACCTACAAATTTTAAACTATTATCTGATAAGAATAAGTGTCTAATCTTATATTCTGCATTACCTAGATCATATTGTGCATTAGCGGTGGGAATAATATGCCCACTTAAATTCATAAAACCATATGATCCAGTCCAAGTTAATTGATCAGTGCCTGTGTATATGCCTAAAGAATTAACTGTATTATCACTCTTAACAAATTTTATACTATTATCAGATAAGAATAAGTGCCTTACCTTTCTATCTGCTGATCCTATATCATAATCTTCATGATCTACTGGAAGAAGATGACCAGCACTACTAATTTCCCACCTATCATTTCCTTCTGTTTCAAAAATAATCTTACCGTTATTACCAGTATCAATAGTTTCAACAGAAGTATTACCTTCTTCTATTTTATCAGTTGCACCACCTGAACCTGGAGGACCTGGAGGACCAGAAGGACCTGGAGGACCAGCAGGACCATCAGGTCCAACTCCTGCAGCACTAGCACTAACCCATTGTGAGCTATCAGCATCATCATAATATACATTTAATCGACCATTAGCCGAATCCCACCAAAGATCTCCATCAGTAGGATTATTAGGTGGATTATCATCAGTAGTTACATTAGCACCACCTGATCCACCAGATCCTGGAGGACCAGGAGGTCCTGGAGGTCCTGGAGGACCATCTCCACCTGGAGGACCAGCAGGACCAGGACCACCACCAGCACCAGAATCTAAATCATACCATATATCTCCATCACATACAGTCCAACTACCACCAGCAGATGTAGTTGGATCATCATTCTGAGTAAATCTATTTCCGTAAGCATTACTTGTTGATCCAATCCCAATTGTATCACCACCAGTGACAAAAATAGGACTTTCGCAACTTCTTTCTGTTGTGCCTTCCTTATATTGTTTTACAAATACTTCTGTAACTGCTGGACCTTGATTTTGACCAGGAGGACCAGTAGGACCTGTAGGACCAGTAGGACCTGTGGGACCATCATTACCAGGAGGACCTGGAGTTCCAATACCATTAGGACCAGGAGGACCTGGCGGACCATCATTACCTGGAGGACCAGTAGGACCACCAATACCTGGAGGACCATCTCCACCTGGAGGACCAGGATTTCCATCATTACCTGGAGGACCTGGAGGACCACCAGCAGGACCAGGAGGACCTACAGGACCATCAGGACCTACAGGTCCAGAAGGACCAGTTAAACCTGGAGGACCTGTTGGACCAGTAGGACCTGGAGCACCTGGATCAGGAATTCTTCTCCAGACATATCCATCCCATCTCCAAATGGAGTTATTATAGGAATAATCTTCTCCTACATTGGGATTAGCTGGAAAATCAATTCTGGGAGTATGTCCTGACATTAAATATTAATATACCTCTTTATTTATTTTAAGTTTTCATGATGTAGCATAAAGCATAATATGGAGGTAGATTCTTATTAGTTCCACTTACACCTTCAGAATCAATTGTTGCAGTTCCACTTACACCAGAACCTCCAGAACCAGTAGTTCCAGAAACAGATCCAGAAATACTTACACTTTCATTACTTGTATTTCCAGAAACAGATCCAGAGATACTTACACTTTGATTACTTGTAGATCCAGAAATTGATACACTTGCCGATGAAACAGTACCACTAACATTAGCAGTTGCACCCCAAGTTGAAGAATTAGAAGCACCTGGATAGATGCTCGTATCATGACCGTGACTATCAGTATCAATACCCTGAGATCCAGAAGGAATTGCAGTAGTATGTTGGTGAGCAGAATCGCTTAAATTTAAACCGTGACTATGAGAACCAGAACCAGAAAATGTATGAGAGTGAGAACCAGATGCAGAAAAAGAATCTGAAAAACTATGAGAGTGAGATCCAGATGCAGTAAAAGAATCTGAGAATGAGTGTGTATGAGCACCTCCACCACTAATGTTAACATTAGCACCGTGGTTATGTGATACAACTACTGAATTAGCACTACCACCAGTATCATTAACTGAGTAACTAGCACCAGAACCAACAACAAATCTATTTGTTAGATTTGGAGTACTATTATTTCCATCACACAATACCCACCCAGAAGGAATAGCATTTGCAGCACCAGACCATATTAATATTGCACCACTTGGAATACCAGAACCACCACCTGGTCCTGGAGGACCGCCTGGACCTGGAGGACCATCGGGACCTGGAGGACCTGCGGGACCATCTGGACCATCGGGACCTGGAGGACCACCTGCTGGACCTGGAGGACCTGCGGGACCATCTGGACCTGGAGGACCTGATCCACCTGTTGATCCTGGAGGACCTGGAGGACCATCGGGACCTGGAGGACCACCAGCAGGACCAGTAGGACCATCTGGACCTGGAGGACCTGTTGGACCTGGACCACCTGTAGGACCTGATCCACCTGTAGGACCATCGGGACCTGGAGGACCTGCTGGACCTGGAGGACCAGTATCGCCATCAGCACCATCAGATCCTGGAGTACCTGTTGGACCTGGAGGACCTGCGGGACCTGGAGGACCACCAGCAGGACCAGCATCACCTGTAGGACCAGGAGGACCTGGAGGACCAGCAGGTCCTGTTCCACCTGGTCCTACTGGACCATCTGCACCTGGAGGACCAGGAGGACCTGCGGGACCACCGCCACCTGGAGCACCTGGACCACCTGGAGGACCAGCAGGACCTGTAGGACCACCACCATTTCCACTAGCGACTACAGTAACCCACTGACTACTATCACCATCATCATACCAAATACATAAATCACCTATATCATCTTCCCACCATAATTCTCCATGATTTGGATTAACTGGAGGATCAGAACCAATAGTAACAGGTATAACAGTTACAGTTGCAGCAATACCTGGATGACCTGAAGGATGTTGAGGATCTGCTGCTGCAGTTACTGCTGCTCCAACAAAATTAAGTTGGGTAATACTACTTGCAGCACTAACAAGAATTCCTTCATCATATACACTAATAGCACCTGGAATTAATCCACCACCAACAGGAACCCAATATCTTTTACCTGGAAACGCAGGAATAGCAACTAACTGATATTGTTGTCCAGAAGGAACTGGTGGTGTTGTACCAGGATCTGCAAGATTAGGTTCTGCCTGTTCTAATCCAAGATACTTATACCTATCATCTTTTAATTGGTCTTGTGGGGTTCTCTTAACCCGACCACTCAAATATCGCTTAGACATTACTATTCTCTAGAATACTTGCGATTAACTCCATTTCTAATGGAGCAACAAATCCACCAGCACTTGACTTACCAACTTGAACTCGAATTGATTCGTTTGCAATAGCAACAGCAAGTGTTAAGGGAGTATTAGATGCTGGATCTGTCGATCTTGGATAAGAATGTTCGCTATAATTATTATCCATAGTGCAAGTAAATACTAAAGAATTATCTGCAATTTTTATTGTATCATTTGCTTGAAGATTATTTGCACCTAAAGTTAAAACTAATTCTCCAGTAGATCCTTCATAGCTCGCATTACTTACATTAAGTTTATCACCAGCAGTATAATTTGAACTGGAAACAACTTCTATACATTCAGTAGCTGCTCTAACAAATCTATGTATTGCTGAATTATAAGTATGAGCATTTCCACCAGCACCACCAATATCAATTGAAAATGTTTTTGATGTTCCTACATTACCTTGAATCTGATCAATAGTATAAGATCTCTGAGGATCTGGAAAAATATTAGTTGTTATACCAGAATAAGAAGCACAAGTAAAATACATACCACCCATACTAATCTGATCACCAGCATTAAATCCATGCTTTATCTCAGTATGAACTGTAGCAATTCCTGATGGTTCATCATATTGAACATCAGTAATAATACCAACTCCTTGTTGTGTACCTCTAATGAATAAACTATCAACTACTAATGGTGTTTTTTCTAATACTATTCTACCATCCACCATTATTAATGCATCCTGTGGTGGTATCTCTGCTTCTTTTATTACTCTTACATCTCTTGTACTACCAGTACTTCTCTGAGTTCTTCTTTGCCAAAATGTTGTTGTAGGATAAGTTGTTCCAACAGCAACATTAGATACTTGTGCATATAACAATAATGCAGAAGTTCCTGTAGGAACCTCATAAAGTTTCTGTACTCCTGGTGCAACAGGAACAGCAATATTAATAAACTTATTTACTGGTGCAATTGCCATATTATCTAAGTGCTAATATCAGTGGTGTTAATTGTGCTTGTATTGCTCTATTGAAATCCCTACCACGTATTGTAGACGTTGTCTGATCAATAGTCAAACCATCACCAATTCTAAAGTTACCTTTTTGATCCGTACTTGTGAAAGGAACTTGACCACCATTAATGGCAATAACTTCATTTTCTGGTACTGGTTTTCCAGCTTGGAATGGGTTAGCTGTATTTAGGTCTACACCAGCACCCACATATTCAAATGAATGTGAACTGGTTATAATCCTACTTAATCTTACAAATTCAACCTTTGCAGTAGATTTTACTTCATAAGGGATAAATTCATTAAAGGTTACTGTAGTTCCACCACTAGAAGTAACTTCAGTTGCCTCATCTACAGTATATAAAATGGGGTCCATATCTGCAGTTAATTGTGCAGCACCAGACCCAGATATACTTATAACAACATTTTGTGTGGGTAAGAAATTTCTACCACTAGAAATAACATCAACAGATGTAATCGTTCCTGCAGCACTTACATTAGGAGAAAATTCTGCAATAATTGATTCTGGACCTTCTGGAAGAGTAGCAGTAACAAGAGGTGGTGCAGATGCAGCATAATCACCAGGATTACCACCATTCACAACTACAATAGACCTAATAGTTTGCATTGGTGAAGTTATTGATGCAGTTGAAATTGTATCTGGGTAATCATTCATATCTAAGTGGAAGTATGCACCCTGTCCATCAAAAGGAGTTCTATTATTATTACTTTGATCTTGGCAATTTGTAACAACAATATTATCAGCTTCAGCTTCCATCTTGGCACTTAAAGTTCCATCAAATTCTACACCACTCGTACCATCAGAAACTAATCCATAAGTACCGAATGATGAGTTAGAGTTTGTAAGATCACACTGTCCACCAGTATCACAATAAATTGCTTTCTCACATCCAATAGTAAAGATAGAAACTAACTGAGCGTATCCTTTATTAGTAATTGAAACACCAATACCTGCCTCATTATACTGAGTAAAGGAATCACAAACCATACTCTTAATATCCTGACCTAAGTTATTAGTTCCAGTATATGCAGCATTAACATGATCACCATCAATCTTCATACCAATACTACCAGTCATAAAGTTAGTACAGTTTCTGACATATGGACTCTTATATCTACCACTTGGTCCTTCATTGGATGGACCTAATTGAATAAAACCATTAATTGCCTTTTTAGCATTATCTGTTGGTGGGAATGCTACTGCTGCCAAACCATGATGAGTTGTCAACACACCATCAGATCCTTTAAAACTCATATTTTCTACTAAACATCCATTTCTAACATGGAATATATCTTTACCAGTATTATTTGGAACAACAGTAACTAATCTTAAATCCTCACCAGAAATAGCAACATCATAATTTAATCCAATTGGATTATCTTCAAAATAAACACCAGAACGAACTTTAATAGTATCACCCATCTGTGCTACTGCTGCTGCAGAACCAATCGTTGCTTTAGCATCACCTTCTAATAATCCACTATTACTATCACATCCATTCTTAGTAACCCAAATAGTTCTCTTAGTTTGAACTCCAGAAGGTCTCCAAGATACTCCAACACCAACACCAGTACTAAATGAAGATAATCTATAATCAGTTTTACATATACCAACACCATTACTATCAAACTTATCAATTATTTGGTTCTCTAATTCTAAAGTTCCAATTAATTTTGTATTCTGACCTACATTTAAATTCTTTTCAATACCAACACCACCTTCAACAACTAATGCACCACTATTCTTATCCGTTGACTGTGTTGTACTGTAAATATCTGCATCACCACAAACATTCAAATTCTTAGAAATACCAACACCACCCTTAACTATTAAAGCACCAGTAGTGCAGTTTACAGATTGTGTTGTATCATCTATTATAACACTCTCATCAAACTCAGCTTCACCACAAACATGAAGATTTTTACCAACACCAACACCACCAGATACAACTAAAGCACCAGTATTACATGATGAAGAATCAGTAGTATCCTGAATCCTTGTTAATCCACCAATATATACTTTCTTCTGAACACCAAGTCCACCATCTAATTGAACAGATGCACTTGTAGTACTACTTGCATCAGTAGTATCATTAAATGTTGCTAATCCATCTACATCTACTTTAGCATTAAGAGTAACATCACCATCAACATTTAAGGTATCATCAAAATCAACAGGTCCAGTTGCATGAACTTCTCCAGTTATATCTAATTCTACTTGAGGATTATTATTAAGAATACCAACCTTAGTCATCCTATAGATTGGAGAAGTATTGGTAGAATTAGTATGACCCCATAAAGCCTGTGTTTGAATCTTTGCAACTGCAGTTGGGTTTACTGGATCTGGTATTGGAAGTAATGTATCTACTCCAAGACCTTGACTCTCTATTTCTACAAAATTTAAATACTGGAATAACTGTGCAGTTCCATTTGTAGGTAAATTAGCACCTTCATCCTGAACATACATTCCATCCAAAGAAACGGGAGATGCTTGTTGCCATCTGATACCATTTCCATCTCTTGCTAAGTAATATCCGTTTGCACCTGGAGAATCAGAAGAGTCAATTATATTTCTATCAATCTTAACTGTTCCTTCTACATTTAATTTTATTATACCTTCTGTAACTGCATCATAACCAGGAATCGCAGTAGGATCTAAACTCCCTATACCAACATTACCGTCTTGAGTAATAACAAACGATTTATCTGTTGAATTTACTTTAAAGACTTCTGTCCCCTC